TTAATATCTCCTCGCCTATCTCTCTTTACTCGCAAGAAAGCAGGACTCTACAATTTTAGATGTCCTTATTGCGGAGACAGTAAAAAGAGAAAGAATAAAGCAAGGGGATATTTTTTTAGAATTAAGGCAGACACTGTATACAAGTGCCACAATTGCGGTGTTGGTAGAACTTTGTCTAATTTTTTAAAGGATCAAGACATATTATTACATGATCAATATGTCATGGAAAAGTTTAAAGACTCTACCTCTAGTACAGGTAAAGGGTCTTACACACCAAATCCAAAACTTAATTTTTTACCTCCTAATTTTGTTAAATCTGCTACTGGTCTAGAAAAAATCTCAGACCTAAATATTTTTCACGAGGCTAGGAAATATCTAGAACAAAGAGGCATCAAAGATCTCGACTATTTCTACTATTGTCCAAAATTTAAAGAGTGGACTAATAAACAGAAGCGAACATTTGATACCCTCAGGCAGGATCATCCCCGCATCATCATCCCTTTCAAAGACAAAGAAGGTAACCTTTTTGGATACCAAGGCAGATCACTAGCACGCAATGCTAAACTTAGATATATCACGATCATGCTGGACGAGGAACAACCCAAGATCTTTGGACTGGATAGAATAGATACAAACAAATCAATTTACATTACAGAAGGACCTTTTGATGCGACGTTCATTAAAAACTCGGTTGCCATGGCTGGTTCCGATATTGATATTAGGGCGTTTGGTTGGAGCGATTATATTTGGGTATTTGATAACGAACCACGCAATAGAGAAATCGTCAACAAAATCTCCAAAGTCATTGACAGAGGAGATAAGGTAGTCATTTGGCCTAACAATATTCAGCAAAAGGACATAAACGACATGTCACTTGGTGGACATGATGTGCAAAAGATGGTAGAATCTAATGTATATCAAAAACTAGAAGCAAAACTTAAATTTAATAACTGGAAGAAAGTATGACAAACGGTCACGGAACCAAAGTTCGTAAGCGAGACGGGTCTCTAACACCCCTTAATCTAGATAAGATTCATAAGGTAGTAGAAGAAGCGTGTGAAGGGTTAGGGGGCGGTGTGAGTGCCTCTCAAGTAGAGATGAACTCAGGTCTTCAATTCTTTGATGGAATATCTACTAACGACATCCAAGAAATATTAATTAGATCAGCGAGTGATCTTATTAGTTTGGAAACACCAAACTATCAGTTTGTAGCAGCAAGATTGTTGTTGTATTCTGTTTATAAACAGGTGTTTGGATCTGAATGGGTCAATGGATTCACCAGTGTTTATGATCATGCGTCAAAATGTGCTGATATTGATGTATATGATAAGGATATTCTTGGTAAATATACAGAAGAAGAATGGGATGAAATTAATTCATGGATAGATCATGATAGAGACATGTTGTTTACCTATGCAGGACTCAGACAAGTCGTTGACAAATATCTTGTACAGGATAGAAGTTCTGGTGATGTTTATGAAACACCACAGTACATGTATATAATGATTGCTGTCACATTATTCCAAAATTACACTGAAAATAGATTAGATTACATAAGGAGATATTACGATGCCATTTCCAAACACAAGATCAACATACCAACCCCCATCATGGCAGGAGTTCGCACCCCTCTTCGGCAGTTTGCGTCTTGTGTTTTGGTTGACGCTGACGACACCTTGGATAGTATTTTTACTTCTGATATGGCCATTGGTCGTTACGTCGCTCAGAGGGCTGGGATTGGTATCAACGCAGGCCGCATCCGTGGGATCAACAGTAAAATCAGGGGTGGAGAAGTTCAACACACAGGTGTTGTACCGTTCCTCAAAAAGTTTGAAGCAACTGTCAGATGCTGCACTCAAAATGGCATTAGAGGTGGATCAGCGACTGTCCACTTCCCAATCTGGCACAAAGAAATAGAAGATATTATTGTACTTAAAAATAATAAAGGTACAGATGATTCTAGAGTTCGTAAGTTAGACTATAGCATACAAATTACAAAATTATTCTATGAAAGATTCATTAGCGGGGGTACTATCAGTTTGTTTTCTCCTCATGATGTTCCCGATCTTTATGATGTCTTTGGAACTGAGGGATTCGACGAACTCTACGAACAATATGAAGCAGACGAAACTGTCCCAAGAAAATCAATTCCTGCTCAGGATTTGATGTTAAGCATCTTAAAGGAAAGGGCAGAGACAGGAAGATTATACATAATGAATATTGATCATTGCAATAGTCATAGTTCTTTCCTAGACAAGGTAAACATGAGTAACTTATGTCAGGAAATTACATTGCCCACTACACCACTAGAACACATTGATGGTGAGGGTGAAATTGCATTGTGTATTTTGTCTGCTATCAACGTAGGCAAGATCAATAGGTTAGATGAACTTGAAAATCTCTGTGACCTAGCAGTTAGAGGACTAGAAGAACTGATTGATTATCAGAACTATCCTGTTGCTGCTGCAGAACGTAGCACACTAGCACGTAGGTCATTGGGTATTGGTTATATTGGACTAGCACATTACCTAGCAAAACAAGGACTCAAGTATGACAACCCAGAAGCATGGAAATCAGTACACCAATTGTCTGAATCTTTCCAGTACCATCTACTCAAGTCAAGCAACGCAGTTGCAAAAGAGAAAGGAGCATGTGAATATTTCTCTCGTACGAAATATTTCAAAGGTATCCTCCCAATCGACACTTATAAAACAGACATTGATGAGTTCTGTAGTGGAGAGTTAAATTATGATTGGGATTCTTTACGGTTTGACATCCAAGAGTACGGACTTAGGCATTCAACGCTGTCCGCACAGATGCCATCAGAAAGCAGTTCCGTTGTGTCTAACGCAACAAATGGAATCGAACCACCTAGAGCATACTTGTCCACTAAGAAGTCCAAGAAAGGACCTCTTAAGCAGATTGTTCCACAGTATGGGTCTTTGAAGAATAATTACACATTGCTATGGGACATGAAGGACAACGATGGATATATAAAGATCGTGAGTGTGATGCAGAAGTTCTTTGACCAAGCAATTTCTGGCAACTGGAGTTACAATCCAGAAAATTATGAGAACAATGAAGTACCTGTATCAGTTATGGCGGGTGACCTACTTAAAACATATAAGTATGGTTGGAAGACATCGTATTATCAAAATACATACGATCAGAAAGGAGATGAACCACAACTGACAGAAGAGAAGAAAGCAAGTATAGAAGATCTATTACAAGACATACTAACAACCGAGGAAGAAGACTGTGACAGTTGCAAAATTTAGAACAAACACACCTAACAGACCTATGACAAGTGTAGAGGGCATGACGGTATTTAATACCGACAAAGTAGATACTACTAAAGGACAGATGTTCTTTGGTGCTCCTCTAGGAGTACAAAGATATGATAAGTTTAAGTATCCTATCTTTGATAAGTTGACACAGAATCAACTTGGTTTCTTTTGGAGACCAGAAGAGGTGTCTCTACAAAATGACAGGGCGGATTACCAGAAATTAAATGCTGCACAGAAACACATATTTACTAGCAATCTCAAGTATCAGATCCTCTTGGACTCCGTACAAGGTCGTGGTCCTGGCATGGCATTCATGCCTTATTGCAGTTTACCTGAGTTAGAAGGTTGCATGAACATATGGCAGACTATGGAGATGATTCATAGTAGATCATATACACATATCATCAAGAATGTATATCCAGATCCATCAGAAGTCTTTGATAAGATTTTAGATGATGATCATATACTTAAGAGAGCACAATCAGTTACTAAAGCATATGATGAATTCATTAATGATGCTCATACATATGACACTAGCAACTGGTGGAGACCAGACTGGCAAGGCAGTCCAACTGTAGCATGGGAAAAGAAAGAATTGAAGAGAAAGTTATACAGAGCAGTAGCAAATGTATACATCTTAGAAGGTATTAGATTCTATGTTTCTTTTGCATGTTCATTTGCATTTGGTGAACTTAAATTGTTAGAGGGTTCAGCAAAGATCATAGGACTGATTGCGAGAGACGAATCACAACATATGACAGTTACACAAAACATTATGAATAACTGGAAGAAGGGTGATGACCCTGATATGTTAGAGATTGTCAAGGAAGAGGAAGACTATGTGTATAGTATGTTCCAAAATTCTGTAGAAGAAGAGAAGTTATGGGCAGAGTATTTGTTCAAGGATGGATCTATCATAGGTCTCAATGATAAATTACTACAGAGGTATGTTGAATGGACTGCGAATCGTAGACTTAAGTCAATCGGTTTGAAACCTATCTTTGATGTACCTATATCTAACAACCCACTACCATGGACGCAGCATTGGTTATCTTCTAAAGGTATGCAAGTTGCACCACAGGAGACAGAGGTAGAATCTTATCTTATTGGTAGTATAAAACAAGACGTTAAGAAGGATACCTTTGCGGGATTCAAATTATAACTATGGATCTTTGGAAAAATTATAAAGCAACTGTTGCTAAGATTTTTCCAGATATAGAATTTGTTAAGCGACATGCTGAATGGACTAATAAGAAAGGTGTAAACCTAACTGCTGATTTGTACTCAGGTGAACATCTAATTAAGTCAAGACAAGTTGAAATCTGGGATGATAAATCTTGCAGCATTCATAACAATATAATATACCCTAAGACAGGATCTAATCTACCCTGTTTTGGTATGGATCTCATGGGAATGAGTGATAAACGAGTTGTTATTGTGTTTGATTTCCAACATCCTGTAGAGAACTACTTGTTTTATACACCAGAGTTACCTAAAGTAGAGGGTACATATAGATTCTTTGAAGCGGGTAATCATTTCTCTGACAATCTTATTGTTAGATACTGCAAACCTGATGAGGTAGATGAATATCTACCACTGTTTACAAAGTATCTACAATTCTATAAAGATATGCTCAATGAGCATCAACCAACTGGTACTGATACTGATCAGTACAATGACTTTGATAAGTATATGATAAGACTAGATCCAATCTCTGGATATCTCTCCAGTAGATTTGGTAAAGAACAATCAGAAATTTTAATCAAAGAATTCTTTTTCAGTTATGCCTAAGATAGAATTTGAACACAGTTGGGGTGGTAAAGAAACAACCTTACAAAAAATTAAGAAGTGGATCAATAAACAGAAACCACCTTTTAATATTATTCTTAAATATCTTTTTTCATACATAGAAAAATGGTACTGGGATGGTAAAGTTCTACAAACTATGGCAGGAGTTGATCTAGAAACTAAAAAACTACATGAACAATGGGATAAAGATGACAAACAAATCACCCCACACATCGTGGAGAAAGGAGTACTTGGAGATGAAGGCTGGTCTATCGAAATATCAAATCCAATTGTTGAACGAGGGACCTCAACAACTAGCACAGGCATGGTTACTGGGAGCGATGCACAACGACTACAAGAAGATGAAGGGGATAAAGGAACCACCCTATAGAGAGTCAGGATATCAAACTACAATGAAGGAATTTTTTGCTCGATGGAAGTAATTGAAGATCTAATAAAAATAATACAGAAACATCAGAGGACTCTACCAAATGTAGAACCTCTTGATGTTGATTCTGAGTTTGAATCTGTACTACATGATACTGATGATGGCAAACTTGATATCAAAAATGAGATGTACTATTGTACTGGACTTAGGAAGGTGCATATAGAGATTGCTAAACTAGGTAATCTAAACATAGTACATTGTATATGGTATCCTGATCCAGAGTTTGACTTACCTATTTTTGGTGTAGATATAGTTGCAGTAAAAGATATAGTTAGTGCTGCCATCACAGACATATCTCCTGTAGATGGTCTTGAACATGATATCTTTGAAGACATAGAAGACATCAGTGACAGTTTTTATTTCCCACACGAGAGAGTTTTACCAGAATGGGGTGAAGTATTCTCACCATACTGTAAGTTTGCAAGACTAACCACAGATAAAGAGAAGAAAAATTTCTGTGATATTGTAGACCAGTACCTTGACATATTTGTTGGTGCTGTATGGGGTGCTACTAGAGATAGTTCTAGATCAGAACACAGATACTTTGGACAGATAGAATACTGTCAACAACAAATGAAAAATGATAAGACTAAGAATATATTGATAAACTATTTTGGTAAGGAATGGGCAGAAAGATATATGACAGAGGTCTTATTTGACGAACCATAAATATTAGGAGACTTGTTATGACAACGTGGCAGAGTACACAAACCCGTGGATTTATAAAGGCAATATTTTTGATTCTGATGACATCGGCGATCACTATGGGTTCGTCTATTGCATCACCAACACCATCAATGGGAAGTCCTACATCGGAAGAAAGTACTTCGTGCAAAAAAGAAAACCCAGAGGAGGAAAGCGAAGAGTTACAAGTGAGTCAAACTGGAAACGATATTTTGGAAGCTCTGACGAACTTAAACAAGATATTAGAACAATGGGAGAAGAGAATTTCCGAAGAGAAATCCTCTCGCTCCATCCAACAGTCGGAAAAACAAACTACGCAGAGACAAGACAACTCTTTTTAAATGATGTCCTGACAAAGAGGTTGACAGATGGCACTCCTGCCTATTATAATAGTAACATCTTAGGAAGATACTATAGAAAAGATTATTTTTAAATATTATGCAAATTTTTCTAGACACTGCTGATATCAATGCAATAGAAGAACGATACGACAGTGGAATAGTTGCGGGTGTAACAACTAACCCGACACTTGTTGCAAATCAAGGAATCAATTACCTAGAATTAATACAAGATATTGCAGAAGCATTTCCTGAGATGGAAAGTATATCTGCAGAGGTCAAAGGTGACACAGCAGCAGAGATGATAGATGATGCTGCAAAGTATCGTGACATTAGCGAAGCAGTAACTATCAAGTTACCTATGACAAAGGAAGGAATCAAAGCATGTAAATATTTTAGTGATGTTGGTGTCAAGACTAACGTGACTCTTTGTTTCTCAGTAGCACAAGCAGCAATGGCAGGAATGGCAGGAGCAACATACATCTCACCATTTGTAGGTCGTCTTAATGACAACTCATTTAGTGGTGTAGAATTAGTTCGTGGCATTGCTGATTTGTATTGCACACAAGCAATAAAAACAAAAGTCCTCGCTGCTAGTTTACGTGATGTACATCATGTATCTCGCTGCTTCCTTTATGGTGCAAAGGTTTGTACCCTACCTGTAAAAATATTTGATAAAATGTATGACCATGTTCTTACTCGTGAAGGACTAGATATATTTGACAAAGATTTTAAACGCATGGTATAATGTTTACTGTATACTCTAAACAAGGGTGTCCTTTCTGTGAAAAATTTAAACAAATTTTAGAACTAGAAGGATTGCCTAGTCTGATATTAGATTTGAATACAGACTATTCGTACGATGAATTCTATGAATTATTTGGAGAAGGATCTACCTTTCCACAAGTAATCATGGATGACATACCTTTAGGAGGTTGTCAAGATTCATTAAGATACATGCAAGAAAATAATTTATGCTGTGAAATATCATGACAGAAGCATTAGAAATTACAAAAGAAGAATTTGATACTAACAAAGATGATTACCTTGATCGTGTAGAGAAAGGAGAGATTATTATTGTTAGACATCCTGATGGACGAGCAGTTCTTGCTATTCCAGAACAGTGGGATGAAGACTTAATAAATTTATGGAACCATGATGACGGAGCATGATTAAAATTATAGAATCAATAGCACAGAAAGAACTCTACATGGGTTATATCTTTGGTATTATGATAATAGGCGGTTACATCAGACAGTATCATGTACTTGATGATGTATATTCATTAGCAAAAAGATATGTAAAAGATGCTCGCATCATGATTATTATTACATCATTGATAGGAGGAGTCTTACCAATACCTGGTAGAGTTGCATTGTCAGCACCACTATTGGATGCTATTGCACCACCTGATAAAAAGAAAAGAAGTGAGTTTGGTATTATAGATTATCTTTCTACACATCATTACTATTGGTGGTCACCATTAGAGAAGACAATCATTCTTCCTATGGCAGCACTAGGTATAACTTATGGAGAGATGCTAAGTTATACTTTTCCTTTTCTACTCGTATGCATTGGATACACTTGGTGGTATATCTTTACCAAAGTAAATCCTAGAAGTGTCATACCTGACATGAGTAACATCAGAGATTTTGATTGGAAGAGAGCATTAAAAGGTTGGGCACCATTCATAGCAACAATATGGTTCTTGTTATGTGTGGGTAAAGCAGGAGCAATCCTATTCTTTCCTTGGTTTGCTGCTATGTGTTGTTACTATGCATGGTTATGTAAGGATTGGAACTGGGGCAAGTATATTAATAAACAGTTTGCAATTATATCTACAATAGTTTTAGCACTAGGTGGTGTGGTAGGATTGATTAAAGAACCAGTTATGGTATATCTTAAATCTGCAACACCAGAAATGATTATACCTGTAACTATTGTATCCATGGTAGCAGCATGGATCATGGGATCATCAGGTAAGTATGCAGGAATGACATCAGCACTTGTGTTGATCTTTGGTCCTCAATATCTTACATGGTTTCTTGCTACAGAATACTCAGGGTACTTATTATCTCCTGCACATAAATGTTTAATGATAGGTCAACAATATTTTGGTACACCAATTCGTAAATATTATGTTGTCTTAGGACGAATGTGTGCTATACTAATAGTATTAGCATTTATTGGCACCTTTTTACCATGAAACTTGAAGTGATCTTAGAACGCTATCCGTACAGGTATGTACAGTTTGGCAAACTAAAAACTGGTTATCCAGATTTTAGAATACAGAAGTTCAATGAATGGACACGAAGATACAATGACATGTACTTGCTAGATAGTCAAGCACAACTAGATTGTTGTATAGAAGACCACGAATATACTAAGTGGTTAGACCCTGACCCAGAAGTTGCTGCCTATGGTGGCAGAAAAGATACAGTTACATCCCCTTACACATCATGAGCGTAAAATCAAACGTAGAACGTGCTGAATCAGCAATGAGAAAGGCACTAATCAATGCTCTCGCAGAGGGAGAAGATCAACATCTATGTGAACTATTTGAAATGCTAATGGCATTACGTGACTTAAAATCACAAGTCAATAACACTATTAGATTCACTGACAATACACAGCAGTATTATAATAGAGAAAGTGAATTTAATCTAGACATTAGTTCACATGATAATGTTATACAGTTTCCTACTAAACATGGAGGAGATTTAGATGCACTGGATGATATTGAAATCAACACAGATGGAGACGAAGAGGGTTGACACCCTCTTTTTTTATGCTATAGTATATTTGTTGGACGCAACGTTGGGAGTGACTGAATAAACTTACTGGCAACCGCTAGTTAAGGTGATGAGACACAGGTGGTGCTGCTACGAAAGTAGAACCGACTCAACCAGTCGGGTCTCAGGCAAGAAGGTTTTTACTCTGTAGTAATGCCCCTTCTTTGTTGGTATACAGGATTCCAACCTCCCTCTTTATTTTTTAAAGACCTAAGATGCAACTGAGAAGTGGGGCAGATGGTCTTTTTTTATTGTGAATGTGATGGACATAGACGAGATACAAGCACATAAGTATCCTTTCGCACAGGACATAAATCCAGATCTTCATAGAGTCATTTGTGAGAATAGTGTTACCGAAGATAAGGGAGCATTGATGACTCAGTGGAATTGTTTTGATGTAGAAGAGTTTAATGTTATCGCAGACTATGCGAAGAGTTTAATTGATAGACCTACTAAATTGGTAGATCTATGGGGTCAAGTGTATCAGTATGGACACTATCAGAGTTATCATAATCATATTCATAACGATTGGGCATTCGTATACTACGTGAATACACCATATGGATCTTCACCTATTGTATTCAGAACAAGTAACAAAAGAATTAAACCTATAACTGGGATGTTGATATTATTTCCTGGTTATATGGATCATTATGTACCTCCTAATAAGGGAGAAGGTAGAAGTATCGTAGCGGGAAATTTAGTATACACATAAATACTTCTAGCTTAGAGAAAGTGTCTGTAGGACTAGAAGTATGTCAAAAATTCTTGCAAATGAAATTGCTAATTACGGTGATGACTCACCGATAGATCTGAAGGAGGGTCTGAATATCCCTGCTGGAAAACCAATACAGACAGCAGGATCGTCTGGTACTACAGGACAAGTCCTGTCTACTACAGGTACTACAGTGCAATGGGTAACACCATTTAGTGGAAGTTATAATGACTTATCTAATAGACCAACTATTCCTGCAGCACAGGTAAACTCTGATTGGAATGCTTCGAGTGGTGCTGCTGTAATCTTAAACAAACCAGTAGTTCCTCCTCAATCAAGTGTCACTACAGCATCTGTAGGAACTGCTGCTCTATCATACAACAGTGGTAATGGAGAGTTTACATTCACTCCTCCAGATCTTTCATCATACGCTACAGAAACATACGTAACTACTAGAGGATACTTAACATCATATACAGAAACTGATCCTGTATTCTCTGCATCTGCTGCATCTAATGTAACTACTGCAAAAATTTCTAACTGGGATACATCATACAGTTGGGGTAATCATGCTTCTGTAGGATACTTAACTATGGAGTCTGATACTCTACAGACAGTTGTTAGTAGAGGTAATACAAGTACAAGTCCAGCATACTTTACAGCAAAATTACAATATAGTAATGCGTTTGTAGCAGCAGATATTACTTCATCTCTTGCTACAACTTATGATGGTTTCTTTTTAAAGAATACTACTGATGGTAATGCATACTATTCACACAATACTGCATGGAAAAAATTATTAAATGAAGATTCAATCCTTGATAATCTATCTGATGTAGATCTATCTGTTGCACCTACAAATGGACAGGTTCTTAAATGGGATTCTGGTACATCAAGATGGAAAGCAGCAAATGATTTAACAGGTGGTGGTGGAGGAGGTCTTTCACTATCAGATCTTTCTGTTCAATCATCAACAGCAGCAGGAGGAGGTACTCTTGTATACAATAATGGTAGTGGTGTATTTACATATACTCCACCAGATCTTAGTAGTTACATAACATCACTAGGAGATGCTATTCGTGATGCTGATTTCACAACCAGTGGTTTGATGAAGAGATCTAGTGCTGGAGTTTATACATCAACTACAGATAATAGTTCTAACTGGGACTCAGCATTTGGATGGGGTAACCATGCATCACAAGGATATCTAACACAACTTCCTGTTCATGGACTAGGAGTTCATACTGGTGTAACTCTTACTAATGAAACAGCAGGAGACTTGTTACAATATAGTGGTACACAATGGGTTAACTGGACACCAAACTATCTTACATCAGAAACAGATACACTACAATCTGTAATTGATAGAGGTAATACTGTTACAGGGAAAGATATAAATTTTGGAGAATATGCAGCAAATGCTCCAAAGATTACATATGATGATTCTGACCATTTACTTTGGTTTAAAAAACAAACTGCTGGTGGTGCTTCTGCTAAAATCTGGTTAGGGAGTGGAGTAAGTTTTGATAATCTTGAACTTAAACAAACCTATACGAACGGTGGTCAATCAGAAATTACTGCATATAATTCAGACTTATTTTTATCAACTCAATCTACTGGTAAAAATATTAAGATACAAAGTGGCAACGATATCTATATTAGTAACGGTGGTTATGATGCTATTAAAGTTCTAGAAAATGGTGTTAACAATGGTGCTGCTTTAAGTGTTGAACTTTACTGGGGAACAGGAGCAGGAAGTAAAAAATTAGAAACAACTACCAATGGAGTTACCGTATCAGGAGCGTTGACTGCTGGTGGTTTGACCTATCCAACAGTTAATGGTACAAATGGTCAGGTATTGACGAGTGATGGAGCTGGTAACGTAGCATGGGGAGTTGGCGGTGGTGGAGGTGCTAGTGTAACTATAAGTGACACACCTCCAGCAGCATCTGCTGGTGACCTATGGTGGGAAAGTGACAGTGGACGTCTAAAAATTTACTATCAAGATGTTGATAGTTCACAGTGGGTTGATGTAGCACCACCACTTGCACCAGCGTTATCCTCAAACGCCCCTGCTACTGCTAGTTCTACTGGTACTGCGGGTGATATTAGATATGATTCTGGTTATGTATACATTGCTGTTGCAACTAATACTTGGAAAAGAGCAGCACTAACAACTTGGTAAAATAAATAAAACATAAGGAGCATACTGAGCAATGGCAATTAATTTTCCCGCAACGGGAGGGCAAGCAACTGACGGAACTTTTACATACACTGTAGCAGGGATAACATACGCATGGAATGGATCATCGTGGGCAGCTGCAGGAGCTGGTGCGAGTGCTACTAATAGATCATTGTTTAGTGTCACTACTAACTCTTCTTCTGGTGGTGGAGCATTAAGTTATGATCAGAACAGTGGAGGATTTACATACACACCTCCAGATTTATCTGCGTTTATTACAGGAGAATCAGATACACTGGCAACAGTAACTGGAAGAGGTAACACAACAACTCAAACAATTGAAACTACTCTTGGTAGTTTTAAATGTCAGATTGGTAATGGTAATCAAGGATTTTATCTTTATAATGGTGCTTCAACACATGCATCTTTTCATTGGAGTAGTTCTGCAAGTGGAAATTATTTTAGAGGTGATGCTGGTGGTAATCATCCATTCATTATGCAGGACTTTTCAAGTGTTAGTATAAATCCTGGCACTTCTGGTGTTAATTTAAGTTACGGTGGAAGTTATAAATTTTCCACTACTAATACTGGTGTAACAATTACGGGAGCGTTGACTGCTGGTGGCAATACTTATCCAACAACCAACGGGACTAGTGGACAGGTCTTGACTACTGATGGTGCAGGATCTGTAACATGGGAAACTGCTGCAGGATCAAGAACTACTGCAGTCGTAACAGTTAACATTGCAAACGAAGCTGTATCTAACACATCATTTACAACTCCCAAAACATATGCTCTTCTAAAAGTATCAACATCTCATGCTGCATGGGTAACATTATACAGTGATACTGGTAGTAGAACTGCTGATGCATCAAGAGGAATAAATGTAGATCCTTTACCAGGTTCTGGTGTTCTATCTGAAGTAATTACTACTGGTAACCAAATACAATTAATTACACCTGGCACAATATGTTTTAACTCTGCTGGTACAGGAACCACATACGCAAAGATAGTTAATAAATCAGGATCAACAGCGAACATAACAGTAACACTTACATACGTTGTATTGGAGAGTTAATATGTCAGAAAAAATCTATATTGTCACTCTTCATAATAGGGAAGACTTGGACGGATTTTATGATGATATGAAGGACAATGGGTTTCGTTTAAATATGAAACGTCCTATCAGTAGGAACACACACTACTGGATGACAGATGAACAAGCAGAAGAATTAAAACAAGATCCTAGAGTATGGGATGTAGACTTGCGTCCAGAAGATAGAGGAATATATCCTAAGAAATGTGCAACACCAACTGATAATCAAGTTCCTAGAACACTTGAGGGAAGTTTCTGGAAAGCAGGAGGCATTGATACTAACAATAGTTTTCCATGGGGTCTTTCACATACCATTGATTCTACAGGTACAGTTAGAGGTAAAGGACAGTTTGGATCAAGTGGAGGAAGTTATAATCAATATGTTACAACCATACCAGGTGATAATTATGAAAATGCATGGGGAGATGGTAGACACGTAGACATAGTTGTTTGTGACGATCCTGTATCTGCTGACTGTGGTGATTGGAGTGGGTTTGCAGCAAACAGATTTGTTTCATATGATTGGTTCAACGAGTTGAATACTGAAGTGACATCTATAGATGATGATGGTCAGACTCTACCTACTGGAGCTGTAACTTACTATAGTAATGCAACCAATCCTGAGTATCATGGAACTCACGTTGCTGGAACTTGTGCAGGAAATTATTATGGACTTGCAAACGAAGCAAACATATATGGATTACAAATTCTAGGAACGATGCCTTCTGGTCAGAGTTTACCTACACTATTATTATATGATTACCTTAGAGCATTCCATAAAAAGAAACCTATCAATCCTGTAACTGGATATAAGAACCCTACAATATCAAATCATAGTTGGGGGTATAGTACAGAGACATCTTTAGAATCAGAATTTCCTGCTGGTATTGCAATTGGAAATGTTGTAGAAGTAAATTATCAAGGTGTGCAATACAATTCTGGTAATCCTAATGCTGCTGGTTGGACAATGGCAGGATTAGAAACAGATTTTGGTATCGCTCCTAACAAATGGAGTATTCCTGTTACACTTACATCTGTCAATGCTGATGTAGAAGATGCTATTGCAGATGGTATAGTTATTATTTGTGCTGCTGGTAATGATAATTTTCATGTAGTACCACAAGGTGATGCAAATTATAATAATTTTGTTATCTTCCAAGGATATAATAGTAACTCTCCAGTCTATTTTAATAGAGGTATGTCTCCTGCCAGTGCACCAAATGCAATTATGGTAGGATCATTGAATAGTGATGCTTCATTCAAGAGGTCATCTTTTACAAACTTCGGTCCTAGAATAGATGTCTTTGCACCTGGCACTAATATATTATCTGCATGGGGAAATCCTGCTACTATTACAGGAGGTAATGCAGGAGCAGGATTCGCTGATACGAAATATGGTGGTAATAACTGGATGTATCCTATAAGTGGAACTAGTATGGCATCACCATTAATTGCTAGTGTTGCAGCAATGGTTGCTAGTGCTAGGAGGACAGATAGATTTAGTAATGATGATCTCCGTGCATACATGAATAACAATAGTGTCTTTGGTGACATGACATTTGATGTTGGTGGAGGAACATTTGCTGACAACTCATGTAGAAAAGATAGTCCTAACAAATATTTGGTAACAAAAAATCCTAGAAAACAGAATGGTAATTTACAGAATAAAGTAGGAGATAGAAGAAGTGGTGCAGTATTTCCTAGACCTAAAAAATTACATGCTACTAATGGATTTCCTAGTGGTCTATTATCTACCTCATCACAATTATCAATACAAAAAGAATGGAAATCATATAATTCAACAGTAGGTCCTACAGGTTTTAAAGATCCTGCAACTGCTGGTTTATATAATTATCTTTCCGATCTATACATTCCTACTAATGAAGCAGGTCCTACAGGATACCCAGTAATGATTTGTTTACATGGTAATGGTGGTAATGGTAGTACTATCAATGATCCAATCTATGCTACACTAGGAGATCATATTAGAGTAGGTCCTTATGGTTCTGGAAGCAGTTGGAATATAGTTGATGAAAGTAGCATCGCTCCTGACATAGAATATCTAAGAAATCTTATTAAGTTATTGAAGACATTTACAAATGTAGATAGCACAAGAATTAGAATCTCTGGTATATCTAATGGTGCAGCACTAGCATGCAGAGCATTTGTTGAGATAGATGATCCTGCTGTTGATTTAATTGTTCCTATTGTATCTCAATTTCATACTAATGAGGTAAATAATTTTACACAGTTCTTTATGCCAACAGATCATTTAGATACTAGTGGATCTGCTGGAAGTTATGGATACACTGTTCAGAAAGTTCCTGTTGCTGGTAGAAAAATATTGATGATGCAGAATACTAATGATGGTGTCATACCTTATAATGGTGGTGCTGGTGTTGGTATTCAATTCATAGGTGCTAGACTATCCACATATCGTATGGCACAAGCTATGGGATGGGCAGGAGGAGAACAGAATACTGGATTAACATTCCAAGGAGACGCAGCAACACAACTCTATCGTTATAATATTAATGGGAATGTAAATGAAGTTGTTCATTGTGCAAGTAATGGTGGACATGGTGTCAATGCAAAGATGATTGCTTTGTTTGAGGAATGGGTAGAGAGTGATGGTCAGACAATTACAGTTACATTACCATCTAATACATATAATATAACTGTGACTGCAAACAGTAACGTTAACTATCAACTAAGTGGAAATGATAGGAATGGATTAGTAACTGGTAATGATCCTACAGTTACTGTACAGGCAGGAGATACAATTAACTTTATTGTTTCAAATACATTTGGTCATCCATTCTATATTAAGACTGTTTATGTTGGTGGTTCTGGTAGTCAAGTATCAACAGGAACTGTAACTGGAACACAAGGAACACAGAGTGGAACTCTGTCTTGGAACACAACAGGAGTGTCATCAGGAACATATTATTATGTTTGTTCTCCACACGCATCTCTTGGTATGGGTGGATCAATCGTCATCACATAAATAAACTTGAGCAGTAGTAACATTTGGTAGATAAATGGCAGATCGTTTTCCGTTAATAGTAAATGCGGTTTCTCAAAAGATTGAGGAACTGATTTCTGGTGACAATTTAGAATTGTCTGGTAACAATATAGTCATAAGTGGTGACACAGGAGCAGGAAAATATCTTACCAGTAACGGTACGGTTGTTTCATGGGGAACACCTGGTGATGTGTATCTAACACAAAACCAAGTCTTAGAAAATAAAACTTTTACTTCATGTGTAATTTCTGGATCTGCTAATACTCTCTCTAACATACCAAACGCTGCTCTTTCAAACTCCACAATACAAGTAAACGGTGCTGCTATTGCTCTAGGTGGATCTGTTACAACACCAAATGACAACACCACTTACGTTGTGAGTGCACAAGATGGTGTCAATAATAATACAAAAGTTATTAGACTAACTGCTGGTGGATCAGGACAAGGAGATGATGATGTCAGTATCGCTGTAGGTCCTCCTGCTGCTGTTCCTGCTGGATCTAATGCTCTTGCTCTAGCAATCAATAGAGTTGGTGAAGTCATTACAATATCTGGTACAGCACCTGATGCTGATACTATAACAACAGTGAAGTCTGGAACTGGTGGTACAGCACAGACTGGAGATATTACAATTGCTGCAACTGGATCCTCTACAGTATCTCAGGACACAGCATCTAAAACAATTACGATCAACTCAACATATGTTGACACGATCACGAAGATAAGAGCAACCACAGGACAAGTATTAAATCCTGGTAACTTTACATTCTTATCTGGTGGTGCTACTACTGTTGCTCAAGGTGTTGATGGTAATGGCGACTCAACAATTACATATACATCTGTTGATACTATAACCAGATTGAAGGGAGGAGCAGCTGGATCACTTGTAACTGGTGATGTCGAGTTTACTGGTGGAGCAAACGTCACAGTATCACAAGCGGGTAACACAATTAGTATTGCTAGTGTAGATACAAACACAGTAACTAGACTTTCATCTGGTGCTAACGTTGTTACTGCAGGAGACTTTAAGTTTGTAGGAACTGGTGCTACTAGCATTTCACAAGCAACTGCTGGTGGTGTAACAACATTCACAGTCACATCTGCTAACGATGACACTGGTGCAGCGTTGACAGCATCCGCTGGTATCTTATTATCAGGTACAGATTTCCAATTAAAAAATGCTGGTAACTTTAGTGGTAATCAATTATTAAAGTGGGACTCTGGTAACAGTCAGATAGGAAACAGTTTGATTTCTGATAACGGGTCTACTGTTACAGTTTCTGGTGACTTAGTTGTAGATGGCACTCAAACAATTTTAAATACTACTACTTTAATAGTAGAAGACAATAGTATAGAATTAAGAAAGGGAAATAATTTAGTTGGAAATGACGGCGGTGTACAGATAAACTTAGAAACAGATGGTAGTGGATCTGTCACAAAATATCAATCATTACAGTGGTTTAACTCTGGTGGATACTGGAGAGGATGGGACGGTTCTGTTGAAAGAAGGTTTGTTACAGAGGCAGAGACACAGATTCTTACTAACAAAACTCTTACATCTCCAACACTTACCTCACCTAACATCGGTGCTGCTGTTGCGACATCAGTCAATGGTCTTATAGTTAGTACAACTGCATCTGCAACACTAGACATCGCAACATCTAAAGTGTTGGATGTAAATGATTCTCTAACATTAACATCAGATAACCCTGCTGCAACAGTTGCTGTTAACTTTAGAGTTGGTGGAGACGTAGCATATAGATCTGATACTCTTGCATCATTCTCATCTACCACATCTACACAGATGCGTGGTTTGATTACAGATACAACAGGATTAGATAAGTTAGTATTCCAGACCAACCCTACAATTTTAACTGGTATTACTACAACATCTGCAGGATTTAATTTAGTTAACACTGGTGCTACAAGTATATTGTTTGGTGGTGCTGCTGGAAGCATCGTCATGGGTGCTTCAACTGGTGATACAACTATCAACCATGACTTAATACTTAAAGAAGATCTCACTGTTGGTGTTGATACAAATGATAACGCTGTATTCAATGGTAATCTTAACATTGAAAATGCAGACCTTACAATACGTGGAACTTCTAGTGATCCAATGCAAATTGGTAGAGGTGGTGGTGCTGTAAATACAAACACTCGTGTGGGTACATCAGCACTTGCTGCAAACACTTCTGGATCTCAGAACACAGCATTTGGATACCAAGCATTGTTCACAAATAATATTGGTGCATCCAATACTGCAATTGGCCACAGGGTTTTGAGGGCAGCGGGTGTCGGAAATAATAATATTGGTATTGGTAAAGATGCATTACTTGTTACACTTTCTGGTAGTAAGAACCTTGCGATTGGTAACAATGCAATGGAGACAAACTCGACGGGTAGTGGAAACGTCTGTATTGGACACTATGCTGGTTTTGATGTACAAGGTAATAACAACGTTCTTATAGGTCCTGCATACAACGAGACTTCTGCTGATGTAACATTTAGACCTCCTAATATTAGTGGAGATAATCAACTTGTTATTGGTTCTGGTGGACAAGCATGGTTGCGTGGTGATTCTAGTTACAATATTAGTACTAGTCAAAATCTTACCGTAGATGGAGATACACTTATCAAGGGTGATCTTACAGTTAATGGTACTACAACCACAATTAAATCTAATATTGTACAGATTACAGACAAGGCAATTGAACTTGCTGCTGTTGTAAGTACACAGTTTACATGTACTGCTGTATCTGGATCTGCAAATATCGTAGCGATTGCTCCTACACTAGGACTAATACCTGGCATGGAGATTACATCAAACACTGCTGGTATTACAGTTCCTGCTGGAACAATCATTGTAAGTATCACAAACGACACAGCGGTATTGAGCAACAACGTAACAGGATCTGGTACACCTACATTCAGTGCGATAGGTCCTTCTGATACTGCTGCAGAAGACGGTGGTATTATTGTTAAGGGTACAAGTGATAAGACATTCCTATGGAGAGGAGTTGATGGTGGTGTAACATATAATAGTTGGACATCATCAGAACATATAGATCTTGCAAGTGGTAAGAACTATTATGTAAATGGTATTCTAATTGCCAGTGATACTAATAAAGTTATCGGACCTACAAATGGTGGTGGTCAAGGACAGATTGATTTAAGTGGTGCTGGTGTTGCATACACACTTGGTAGTGCAGTCACAGGATCATCATTAACATCTGTCGGAACTCTTAGTGCATTGACTGTTAGTGATAATTTCAAAGTTAGACCAGGTAATACTTCAAACGCTACATGCTACATGGGAGTTGTAGGTAAATCTAGTGTAAACTATGCTGGAGGTAATGCCGATACTGCCTGTTTAAGAATTGAAGACACTGGTTCTAATAATGGTTATTATCATGGATTGGAATTTAGAACAAGACGTAGTGGTGATATTAGATTATATGCTCATGATCAAGGTGATAATTTAGCTGATTTTGTTGTTGCAGTTGATAATGGTAGTGTACTCGTAGAAAGATTACGCATACAATCTTCCGATGGTGACATAGTACCTGGTTCAGATAACGCACAAGATCTTGGAGCATCTAACTTACGTTGGGCAAACGTCTACTCTGGTGACGTTCATCTAAACAACACAGGAATGGGTGGTAACGAGGTAGATGGAACTGAAGGAAACTGGACAATGCAAGAGGGTGCTGATGATCTATTCTTAATCAATAGAACCACTGGTAAGAAATATAAGTTCAACTTAACTGAGGTTTAATATGGCATACTTTGGAGACGGATCAAATTTATCAGGGGTATCAGGAATACCAACTGGACTGATAGCAATGTGGTCTGGTGCTACAAATGCAATACCATCTGGATGGGTATTGTGTGATGGTAATAATGGCACACCAAATTTACAGGATAAATTTATAGTAGGTGCAGGAAGTTCTTATGCTGTAGATGCAACAGGTGGTTCTACAACTGATACTGTAAACATCTCTGTTAGTGGTTCTACAGGTTTTGAAAGTTTAGCAACTGGAGGTAATTCTGTATCAACAGGTTCTTTAAACAGAAGACACACTCATAGTTTTAGTGGGTCTGGTTCTGACACAGTTAATACTGTACCACCATACTATGCGTTAGCATACATATTTAAAACTTAGTCACATGGCATTTATAGGAACCACTGAAAGTTCTGGATCTAGTTTAACTGGTAAGTTACAGGTAGATTCTGCTGGTCTAACTATAGTAGACACTAATGCAGGAACCTATAACATTACTTCTGGTGGTCACATACAATTTGGAACGAGTTCTAGTAATTGTTTGCAAATCTTTCATGATGTAAATAGCAACAATAGTTTTATCAGTGAGATAGGAACTGGTGACATGTGCATTGTTACTAATGGCAGTAATCTATATCTTCAAAAAGATGCAACTCCTGGTGCTGCAGAAGACATGATTCACTGTATTGCAAATGGTGCAGTAAAATTATTTTATGATGGTGGTAGTAACACTACAGCAAAATTAGAAACCACAGCAACAGGTGTAAAAGTAAATGGAAATCTTGAAGTTACTGGTACTGGTGGAGGAGGACTTCCAACTGGTGCTATAATATTATGGTCTGGTGCCACTAATGCTATTCCAAATGGTTTTGTTTTATGTAATGGTCAGAATGGTACACCAAATTTACAAGACAGATTTATTGTTGGTGCTGGTTCTAGTTACGGTGTTGGTAATACTGGTGGTAATTCTAGTGTGACTCTTACACTAAATCAAATTCCTGCTCACACTCATACTTGGGATAGACAAGATGCTCAAAATGATGTAGGATATCGTCCATGGCCAGCAAGTAATAATGACTGTAAAGTAACTACTGTAAATACAGGTTCTGCTGGTGGAGGACAATCACATGAAAACAGACCACCATATTATGCGTTAGCATACATAATGAAGACATGACAAGTTTAATAATTATTGCTATACTAATAGCAGGAACAGGTTGGATAATAAGATATTACGATCCACACAATTAAATTATGATAGAATCGAGACCGATAGTCCCCCAAAATGATGGGTGGTTGGAAGTTCGTGTACCCAAAAACATTATGGATGATCTGTGGGGCATGATAGACACTGCAGGAAGAGATGCCAAGTTTAAACTAGCAGGAAATATTAGTGCGAGCAAGGAAATGAATCCTACTGATACTTTCAGAAAATTTATTGGTGATGTAACAAAAGAATACGGAGAGCATTTCAAATACAAAGCAAGTGAAATGATAACCATGATACCAGAAGGATCTTCAATCCAATTGAATGATCTATGGGTCAACTGGCAGTATCAACATGAGTTCAATCCATCTCATGTACACTTTGGTTTGTATTCATTTGTTATATGGATGAAGATGCCAGTAGAAACTACAGATCAAATGCAAT